CGTTGCCATGCGTGACGACATAGAGCCGCCAACAGTAGTATCTTCCCTATCTTCATCAGCACTTCTAACTAAAACTGCTGGAAACTGAGCGTTAGATAACTGCTCAAAGTCAAACGGCTCGCGCGTGACGTATGTGATCGAGACAGGCAGTGTTATTGCTTTTAGCGTGTCTACAATATTATCTGCTATCTTTTCTCTTACGCTCATTTAATATACCTAAAGAATACTTTGCCTAATTGCTTTTCTTCATTCTTACTAAAGCCAAAAAACGGTCTGGTCTTATTGTTCATTGCGGCTTTTTTAGCCTCTGCTGCTCTAGTGAAAAATATCTTAGCTTCTTTTCTGTTTGCTTTGGTAGTCATAGACCCAAGCATCTTGCCAGAAAAGTTTAAATCTGGGCTTGTGCTTCTGCCTTTCTTTCTTCTAAAGGCTTCATACTTTTCATTATATTTCTTAAATGCTCCATCCTTGTAGCCCTTACCATCTGCTGTGCGATTCTCGATAATATTAACGCCCTCTTGGGCTGTTATCGATAAAGCTTTTTTAAAACTAGCAGCTACATCCTTGCCTTTTTTCTTTAATGCTGCTTTAACCTTTTTAGCATTTGTATCTATAGTGATTTGCATTATCTGTCTAATCTGCCGCTATGTACTGATTTTTTCTCTGTCTGCTCAATCACATTGTCATTGTTAGCGTCATACTCAACGCCATCTCTTAATATAGCTTCTAGTTCTTCACCATATCGGCTCTTGTAAAAAAGTATCATGCTCTGGAATCTATCGCCATCAACCCAATTTGTTAACTGTGGTAAAGCATATTTCCATAATACTAGATATGCTGAACAACGTGTGAATTGACTTGTTGTTAAGTAATCCACATTAATGTCGCCTTCAATGTTTTTTCTGTTCCACCAATTTATTCTTAATTCTCGCAAAATATCGATTTCTGCTTTAGCGTGTTCTGTACTAAAAGAAGTTACGCCCAAATCTAAAATGTCTGGAACTAGCGTCATTAAATCTGCGTCTATACTAAATGCCATTACCATTTCACCCTATCTGACCAGTATGCCGCAGACATCTTGCCTTTGGCTATGTTCTTAGCGTGTCGCGCTTTAAACGCCCTACGCTTTGCTTTATCTGCTTGTGATTCGTTTTTTCTTGGTGGCTTGTTATCTGCCCCCTGCTGACCAAATCTAATCAGCTTAACCTTATCTCCTTCTTTGGCTAATACAGCGTGAGACTTAGTCTTGTGACCAGATGTTCGCTTTGGCTTGTTGTAGCCGCTAAACCTTTCGCCTCTATATGTAATCGCCATATTAACCTCAGAAAAAGAATAGCCCCCACCGAAGCAGGGGCATTCAGTCTTAAAGTGCTGCGTCAGCAGTGATTTTAACACCAAAGCTATCGTCTAACTCACCAACACCATATACAGCAGTAGCGTTTAGTTCGTTAGCGCGTAGAGATGCATCACGCTGTACTTCTAAGTTGAAATCAGACTTTAGAGCGATTGCTAGTGCTTCTGGGGCAAATACAGCCGCTACAGCATCGTCTGAACCATCAATATCAATATTAGCTGACTCATATACATCAATGCCAGCGATAGTACCAACGTAGCCATTACGCATAGCTTCGTTTTGTAGGTCGCCGCCGTTAGGGTTAGCAAATGTGTTAGTAAGACCAGCTTTCAACTGATACGCTTGGAACGGATGTACTACAGCCGCCATAGAACCAGTTACTTTGTTAGCTCGTAGAGTAGCTGCTGCTTTGAATAGATCAGCAACAGTAAGTTCTGCACCTGCCGCGCCTAAAGCACCAGAAAAGCCAGAGAACAAACCAATCAAGTCTTCGTCGATCTTAGTTGCGATAGCGTTACCAAGAACAGTACCTAACTCATCAGCAGGGTTGCCAGCACCCATAGCCGCTAGATCAGTAAGTACAACCTGTGCGCCTACTTCGCCAACAGTTACAGAAACAGATGAAGTGCTAACAGTAGTTGAACTCATGTCAGTGCCTTCGGTTAAGTCAGCCGCCGCGATTGCAGGGTACTTAGGAACTTGAATTGTTTTACCAGCTTGGTTGCCGATATTGTACTGAGTTACAAGACCTAACATTAGGGATTGTTCTTCAGCAGTGAAACGAGCCTGTGCAATAATATTTGCAAACAGATCGTCTAAAGTTGCGCTTGTTGATGATGCCATGATAATTTCCTCAAAAAATAGAAAGAATAAAAGTTAATTGGTCTTTCTCTTGGTTGCGGCATAGGCTTCTTTGCCACCGCTATTCCAATTCTCGACCATCCATTCCACCGATTGAGGCTTCGGAGTAGAGCCACCAGCGTTACCCATACTACCTGCACCGCCACCATTGGCGCGTACGAAGTGTGGGTTTGCCGTCAAAAATTCTGTAACCATCTCATCTACGGATAACAGATCACCTTTGTCATTGTAACGCGGAGTTCCGTTATTATCCACAATCTCGACAACACCATCTTCATTAAGTCTAGTTTTGCCTTTCAAGAGTTGTGTTACCTGCGTAGTATCAACTGCGTTATTGCGACTAGCGGCACTGGTTAACTGTCCATCAATTAACGTCTCTTGCAGCCTAGCCTTATAACTGTTGATTACTTCGTCTTTCTTTTCGACAGTTTGTTTAAGAATAGAATCAAACTCACCGCGCTGTTTCTGTTGCTCAATCTCAGCTTGTTCCTTTTGAGTAAGTAACTCTTTGGCTTCATCTAAGTTGATGCCACCTAGCTTCTTATCAAATTTGCGCTGTTCTCTAGCAATCCGATCAGCTACGATTCGGTCTAGTTCTTCTTGCGAAAATGTCTTTGCCTGAGTTTCTACTGCTGCTGTCTCAGTTTCAGCTTCTACGGTTTCCATGATTTCATCGCTCATGTTACGAACCTCACTAGGAGTAATTGGTGAATAAATAGTTTAACACATTATTTTTTAGTTTTGCGTTTCTTCTTTTTAGGTCTACCGACCTTGCTTCCGTATGTTCCTTTACCTTGTGGCATTGTCTTTACCTCTTAGTCAAAAACTGGTCTCCAGTGATGGTTGCAGTTGTAACCACCTCTAACTACAAATGGGTTGCCTTCTATCTTGCCAGCAAAGTCACCTTCCCATTCTTTATATATTTCTTCTTCTGTATAAACTTTGCCAGCGTGTTCTTTACAGTGCGGTCTTGATGTTTCTTTAACACCACCAAAGTATTTCCACTTCTTAGCACCTGATGCCTTGCCTACTGCTACGTTTATATTTGCGTCAAACTGCATAAGCGAGTCATGTACTTGCTGGCTTGCATATCTAGCCATGCCGCCGCCTACTGCTTGCTGTACTGCTGCAACACTAGCAGCGAATGATGCACCTGTTAAAGTGCTTTCATAAACTTGCCTGGCTATAACGTCTAAATACTCATTGCCTATGTCAGCAAAACCCTGAAATGATAATGACTGTAGCTGACTTATAACACTAGCATCTACATCTATAACGCTTCCGTACTGACCAATCATGCCTAGTGCTTGCTGATGTACTGCACTGTAGTCTCTAATGATGCTGTCAATTTCGGTTAAATATTCTTCTCGCAGTATTCTTCGCAGTTCTGGTCTAGCGTTTATAGCCCATTCCAAATCAAACAACTGTCCATCTTGTAAAGGAGCAGTTGCAACATAGTCAGCAATCCTGCGCTCTAATGTAACTAAAGCAGCCGCAAGTCTTGCCTGATGCCTTTCTGCTAATCTATCTACATAGTCAGCGTGATCTGTATCAGCCGCCATCGACTACAGTCTCATCAAAGCTGCCTAATTGTTGTGGTGTAGAATCAATCTCTGTATGCGCCTTAACTAATACATCATCATCTAAAATAAGATCAGCAATCTTTTTATCAATCTCTTTAGATAGCGTTTCACTGTTAACGCCAGTTGCTCGCATCTGCTGTAGGAATATTAATTCTTTATCGTAATCACGCAAGTCAAACGCATCAGGATAAAACACCTCTACGTCATTAGTAACGCCTTGCCACTGGCAAAACAGGTCAAAGATTTGTTCTTCTGCCAACTCTAGCAAATCAGCTTTCTCAGACAGTTTAGCGTTAAGCATCTGGAACTCAGTCTGCATTGCTACACCTGATTGAGTCATTGCTTCTGTGCCACGTACTGCACCCATGTGCGCCATACGATTAATAGCTTCTACCTTATCCATAATAGATGCCCTAACAGCATCAAGGTTAGCACCACTAGGCTGCATCTGGTACGGCTTTAATGCGCCATCCATATCATCAGGTAAGTTAATTACTGCACCAGCACCAGCACTAGCATCTGTCTCGTAAGTCTTAACTAGTGTCGGGTGGTTACTGATTCTAATTAGCTGCTCTACTTCCGAAAGTTCCTGATAGATAGCACGTTGCATATGCGATACATCAGAAAGGTCAGATATGCCAATACCTCTCAGGACCGAGCGATTAGCAGGTAGGAATACAGCAGGTATCTTGCCTAGTGCGTTATCAATTGTCTCTATCTTTTCGTCTGTGTCGTTTACTGTGCGCCATGACTC